CTTGCACCTACGTCAATTACCATATCATCTACACCCATTACAGGCTTATCAGGAGTATCTATTACAGATTTACCATACTCGTCTATAAATCCTTCTAGATTATCGTAAGCAGGTATAAATAATTTGTATAGTCCACTTTTAGTCCTACCGTTTAGATCTTTATCGCTCATATTAGAGTCATAGAATATATCCTTATACTCTGAACCACCATCTTGCAACTTGTTAGCAGTAGATCCCATCATACACTTACCTACAATCTTTCTACCTAGCAACAAACAAGTTTGTGTTACATTCCAGTTCTTTTTTATAGAGTTCTGACCAATCCACTTAGCAGCTTCATCATGAACTAGAAGTTTTAACTTCTCACCATCGTAACTGTTATCACCAGTGTTCTTCCAATCTATACTAGAGTTTAACGCTTCAGAGTCCTCTATGTGTTTCTGATTCTTTGTTATCTTCTTAGCAGGCTCTCTAAAAGCCAACTCTACACGAGGGTTACTAGAACCATCCTGTATTGGTTGAAAAAAGAATGGGTAGTTACGATATATACGCACTACCTTGTCAGTAAACATAGTCTTAGCATCTGCACCAGTCTTTGATAATATACCAAACCTACTCTCGTAAGTCATGGTAGATAGGTTGACTGTTTCACTACTAGCCATATAAGAAAAACCACTACGTCTGTTCTTAAGAAAACACATTCCGTAAGAGTTCTTATCTAATTTACACGCTTCCCAAAAAATAAAGAACGTTCTGTTGGCATCTCTGTAATCAGGATACCCTACATCAATCTTACTCCACTGGATGAACATATAATGTGACCCAGTAATATACGTAGGAACTCCGTTGTTATAAAACCATAACCCCTCCATTCTACGTCTAAACTCTTCCTCTATGTAATCTACAAAGTCAGAAGCGTTCTCCCTTGTTAAAGCCTTTGGTGGTTGAAGTCTAGTCCACTTCTGCTTTGCTTTGGGTAGGTCGTGGTAAAGTATATCTTTATTATACCTAGGTCTTTTAGGTAAGACAATCTTTAAATTGTCAAACTCCATTACCTCACCATGACTGTCTTTAATTAAATATATCGTATTATTTTCTTGCATACTTTTCTGCAAAAGAACCTTTAAAGTCTTTCTTGTTTTCTATTAAAGAAGAACCATCTTTAATTCTATCTTCTAGGTTTTTAATCCCTAAAAGAATTTCTTGACAGTCCTCAAAGCATTCTCTTTTTGCTTTTATTGCTTGTCTTCTCTTTGCGTCATCTTCCTCTATTAAAGGTTTACTTATCTCTTCTATAAGAAGGTCTATAGCACCTTTACTAGCCTCTATAAGGCGTTCTAAGGTGGTTAAAGCATAATTCTTATCATTACTCTCCATAGACAGCTAATACATCAAAATTACGCATTCTAAGAAGCTTCTGACCATCTATATCCATGTCGTACTCAGAGTTCTCACTCCACGTTACTCTATCGCCTTCTTTTACTCCCTGGTCTTTCATCCAATCATTTATAATAACCGCCTTACCATGAAACTCTACCTCAGATGCTGAAGTCTCTAAGAATATTCCAGACTCAGATTTTTCTGGCTCCTTCATCTCTTGTTCCATAAAGTTCCATACACCTACAGGTATATACTCATCACCTCTTTTTATAAGGTATATCTGCTCTGCAAAAGCTTGATATATATTTTCCTTATCTATGTGCTTTACCTCATTTACAGGTGTAGCTATAAAGTGATGAAACCAAACCTTATCTCCTTCTTGTATGCCTACATCTTTAGTGTCCTTAATTGGAGTTTTATATATAGTACCATACTGTCTTGCTAACCTCATAGGGTCGTAAGACGTATCTCTGTACATCTCTTGACCGTTTATAGTTATAGTGTCTTCTGTTTCTTTTTCTACTTCTATCCAGTAGAGATCTTTAATTGGCTTCATTTTCTTTTGTTTTAATTTACTTTACTTCGTAGTCATCTAGGACATCTGTGTTGTATTCTATAGCTGTTGGCTGAGAGAAAAACCTTTTCCAAGGTCTAGAAAATTCCTCTTCTTCTTTTTTTATGTACACATCATACACTACTTGTTGGTGCTTATACCAAGCTGCCTCGTCTTGTATGATTGCTGTTATCTTTAGAGAACCTCCTAACATTCTTTGACCTACCTGGTAAGTCAATCCTTGCTTTAAGTCCCCTATTGTAATCTTTCTAATAATAGGGTTAATTGAATCCATTTTAATTTAATTTAATTTCTATTCGTATAAATCTCTTGACAACTTAACATAACTAACCTGCATACCTTTACTAGCTGTTGTTTTAGTTTCAATACCAATAAAAGGAAGAAGGTCTATATTATCTGTCATAGCTAAAGACTTTGTTGTAGATACAGATTGAGTTGCTCCACCTGCAGTTGCAGTTGTAACTAATCCATATCTTACGTTGTTTACATAAACAGATATTTGTCTGTTCTCATCAAAAGATATTCTAAGTCTATAAACTGTATTTATAGCTAAAACAATACCTAAGTCTGTTATATAATCAGTATTAGCTACACTATATACAAAATGTAAATTACCATTTGTAGTTAAAGCACCTTGATCGTCATCTGTAGAGTATAAGAAATAAGCTTGATTAGCGTCTATAGTATATCTATTATCTGAGGTAAGTTTTAAACCTGCCCATATACATGAATCAGCTATATTTCCACTAGTTGATATTGCTGAGGAAAATTCTATTTTATTTTCAGTACCAAAAGGAACTGAAGCCCAACCAGAAGAATCAAAATTATCTACAAGTTCAGTATGACCATCTCTAACAGCTAAGATAGTTTTATCCTCATCTGTAGTACCAGTTACTATTTTTACACCAGCAAAACCATTACTAGGTCTACCTGTGTTTCCAGATATTTGAGCACCTCCTGCGTTAACACCACTTAATACAAAGTTTTGATTAGGGGTAATGTATGAGTCTATAATAAATGCAAGTTTAAATACCTGGGCAGCAACATCAGTACCGTTAGTACCTATTTTTATCTTGCAGCTACCATCTGCTACATCATGAACTAATACATTAACCATAGCATTATCAGCTATAGTTCCTCCATCGTGAAGTTGAACGTGAACATGAGATGAAGTACCAAATATGTGAGGGTTGTTAAATGTAAACTCAACAGTGTCTGTAGCAGCTAAATCATGAGATTGCATAGTTATAATACCATACTTAGCGTCAAGAGTCACAGCAGTAGTTGCATTAGTATCTTGCGTTACAGCAGCATCCTGTAAACTTGGAACCTTTTCAAAATACTCTTTTAATTCATATTTATCTTCAGAACCAGATAAATTACCAGAAACTTTAAGATTTCCATTACTATCTAACCTCATGGTTTCAGAACCATTAGATGCAAATCCAAGATAACCATTACTATGATCATAATATATTTGACCAGACTTATTACCACTAGAAGAACCAAAGAATATATTACCAGAGTGGGAACTACCAGAGATTATAGATAATCCAGAGTCTGAAGAATTTTCTAATGTTAACTGATTTGCTGAAGAATCAGAAGTTACACTACCTGCACTAACACTCATTACGTGTAACAACCCATCAGGAGTTGTTCCCCCTGTACCAATACCTACTTTTAAAAACTCAGCAGAATTTGTTGATAACTTCATGCTAGAAGAGTTACCAGAACCAGACTCAACTTGCTTAAGATTAGTATCTTTTACTTCTGTAGATGTTTGAAGTAAGTTTTGATAAGTAGATGATATTGATTTATTTTTTAAAGTTCCCATTTACTTTTTCTTTATTTTCTCTATAGACCTACCTGCAAAGTAAGCCCCATATACTGTTATTAATAATGTTTGATATATAGGAACGTAAGACTCATTTATTTTAAATTCTCCTACATTTCCATCAAATACTGACAAAACTACAAAAATTGCAGTTAAAAATATGCATATCAATGGTCTAATATTTTTACTAAGCCAATTGTCAGACTTCATATCTGCCTCCCAACGTTTAGTTACCTGCTCCTGAGCTTGTGACTCAGCCTGCATAAGAACCTCTTGTATCTTTCTTTGAGCTTCTAGCTTTTCTTCTTTAGATGTAGTTAAGTTATCAAGCACATCACCGACCTGCTTAACCACTCCACCACCTAAAAAATCTAAAAGCTTACTCATGCGTACTTATATTTAGTATCTCCATCTTCATTTTTATAGGCTTCGAGTACTTGTTTTCTATTATCTTTAGCTTTTAAAGATATATGTATCCAAGCAAAATCAAACTCATTAATCATCTGATCAAACTCTAAACCTGAATCTAAAATCCACTCATAAATAAGTTCATTCATCATCTTCCCCATCTGCCAAAACTGGATGTCCAATGCCTCACCTTTGCAATGCTGCGAAGAAACGCTGCCCCCAATAGCACGATTGAGTGACGGGTTGCGATAACCACTACTGATCCTGATAGGACCAATAGAGTCACGAAGAGGTTGTATAAGATTGTCCACAAGATGCTGCATATTTTGTAAGTGTACTTCAGTCGGCTCATTATTTATACCTAATCTTTTAGCTGTGTTGCTGTGTGTTATCTCAGACAACGCAAAGTTTTTACTTAATTTCATTTTAAGAATGTGTAAGAATTATAAATCCTATTATGTAACATAAAACTATAGTAGTCCAAAAAAAAGAAATAGCTATAGTTGATGTATGTAGTTTGTTAAGAGTTGTTTTTAGTTTCCTCATTACTGGAATTTACTTAGTGTTATGTTATCAATTGCTTTTTGTACTTTCTTTTTAGTTGCAGTAAGCTGCATCATAATATTAGGATTAAACCTTTCTTGTTCTACACCGTTATCAAATATAATAACTGTAGGTATAGCTGTCACTTTGTATTCTTTTTGAACGTCAGCTCCTTTTACAATACACAGTCTGTATGACTCGCAATCTTTTAACGAAGGTAAAAAATTAACTTGATTACCTGCGTTCCATTCAGCCCAGAACTCAATTACCACTGTTCCTTTTGCAGTCTTAGAGTCAAATGAGCTAGAACTAACAAACTCTTGAGCTGAAAGACTTAAAGTTAGCAAAGATAAAATTAATAATCTATTCATATAACTTTTCTTTAATTGCTTTTAGATCGTCTTTAATTTCTTTTACGTCTTCTTGTGTAGACATAATAGTTTGACGTATCAACTGATCCTTCATATCAAACTCCATACGAGTTATCTCAGGATCAAGCGGCTCAGGCAGTAACTTAGCTTCTGCTATATCTGCCTGCAGTGTAAACCACATACCAACTAGTGTTACTATTGCAAATCCAATACCTCCTAAAGTTTTTAAACTAATTTGTACTGCTGTGTCTTCACTAAGTTCTTTTGCCATAGTTTAGAATATTAAATAATTTATACCTGTTTTTAATTCGTATGCAGGCATCCCCCAAAACTTTAAGTGTTTACCTTCAACAAACAAACTAAGATGTCTATTTAAGTTAACCCCAAAAATTAAACCTGTATCCCACTCTTCTTGCCCGTTATCACGTTGGTACGAAAAATCAGTCAAACCGTTATGCCAAGGATATAAAGATCCCCAAGCATGTATCCAATAATTTTCTCGATACAAATAATAATCTAGTCCTACAACTGCAGAAATTTCTTGTTGTAATCCTATTAAATCAAGCTGTTCTTTATTATATCTATTAAGTACCGTAGGAAAATAATACTTGTAAAACTCATCATCACCAGCGCAAATCCATTCTGACTCACCAGCATCTATATCAATATATATCCATTCTCCAGATTGAGATGTACTTAAATAATAATATGAATTTGCTAAAGACTTCCAAGAATCGTTACCGTTTACTTTAGCCCACTCTTCTATAGGAGAGTAACCATAAACTGGATGGGAACGATGGGCTACGCCTGCAGTAATGTCAAAATTTCCAAAACTTTTGCGTACCCTAACCTCGCCCAAAGTATACTTTAAATTTATTAATCCATCATCTACATATGCAGCTTTAGCTGTAAAGTAGTTAGATATATACCTTAACTTATATTCTTGTTGGGAAACTTCAGTTCCTCTATTTCTTACAAACGAGTATTGAAATAAATACTCTAATCCAGGGGAATTTGATATTGTAGAATAGTCGCTAATCTCGTGTTCTGATCCATCGTAAAACAAGCCTTGTTTTACTTGATAGTCAAACCTAGCTATTTTTCTTAAGCCAATAGTTATTTGTATGTTAGGATCACTATACTGAGTCATCTCTACTATAGTACCATTAACGTAATCATCTTGATGCCCTGGATCGTAAAGGCCTTGGACTCTATACCCAACAGGCTCCGCTGCGGGAGTAGTTGTAGAGTAGCTGGCGTAAAACGTAGCAAACCTTAAAAGGTTTAACTGCGCTGTAGCAGTTAACGATGTTAAAGTTAATAGTATGAATAATAATTTTTTCATTTCTTAGCAA